ACATAGTACACGCGAAGACCGATGTCACTCCAGAACTTGTAAACGAGGTTCAAACATTTCTAAAAAACTTGGCAGACATCGGTCCCGTGTTACTTATTCCTGGTAATCACGATGCTAATCTAAACAATGCACAAAGAATGGATGCGTTAACTCCAATCGTAAATGCATTGGATCATCCTAACTTGCTCTACATTAAAGAAACAGAAGCATTCAAAATTGGAGATAGAACGTTTGCACATTGGTCTGTATTCGACGATTGCGAGAACTTTATTAACGCAAATCAAATAGAAGAAGACTACAAGATTGCTTTGTACCATGGACCGGTAAATGGAACTACTACTGAAGGCGGATTCGGGCTATTCAATAACGACGTTGAAGTAGAAAACTTTGATGGGTTCGATATTGTTTTATTGGGAGATATACACAAGACACAATTCTTAAACGAAGCAAAAACTATTGGATATCCTGGTTCTTTGATTCAACAAAATCATGCTGAGTCTCTGGATCACGGCCTATTTGTTTGGGATTTGGATACAAAATCAGCTGAATACGTTAAAATAGACAACGATACTGCTTTTTATACAATCGAAGTCGAGAATGCTATTTACAATCCATTGCCAGATTCTTTGCCTCAAAATCTTTATCTAAGAGTAAAGTATAAGAACACCAATCAATCTGAAATAAAGAGCATTATTGCTGATATTAAACAGCAAAAAAATGTTATTGAGGTTTCTATGCAAAAGATAAAAGACTTCACTAACTCTTCCAACGATAATAGAAAACTTAATGTTCACGATGTTAGGGACATAGAATATCAAAACAATATATTAGCGCAATTTCTTAAGGACAAGCTAGATTTAGACGACCAAACTATTAAAGACGTTTGCGAAATCAATCGTAATATCAACAACGCTCTACCTAAGTTGGAAGTGCCAAGAAACTCTATGTGGCTTCCAAAGACTTTCGAGTTTGAAAATATGTTTAGCTACGGTAAAGGCAATTTTGTAGACTTTACTAACATGACCGGAACTTATGGGCTGTTTGCTCCTAATGCTAGCGGAAAATCTACACTGCTTGACTCTATTACCTATTGTATCTTTGACAAATGTTCTAAGACAACAAAGTCCGCACAAGTCATGAACAACAATTCTGACTCTTTTTCGTGCAAATTAGTCTTCGAATTAAATGGGTTGGAGTATACAATATCAAGAAAGGGAAGCAAGCAAAAACTTGGTAATGTAAAGGTAAATGTTGACTTCTACTATAAAGACGAAGAAGGCAATAAAGTTTCTTTGAACGGTAAAGAGCGTAACGATACAAATAAAAGCATTCAGAATTTACTTGGTAACTACGAAGACTTCATACTCACAACGCTGTCTACTCAAAACAACAACACTGGATTTATTGATATGAACCAGAAGGAAAGAAAAGATTTGCTTTCACAATTTTTGGACATCAATGTGTTCGAAGAGCTGTATATTTTGGCCAATAACGAGATGAGAGAGGTAAGTGTGTTATTAAAGGAATATCAAAAAGAAGACTACCACCAATTGTTTAAGAAGGCCGAGTTTGACGAAGAAACTTTTGAGATAGCTTTAGACGAGGCAAAAGAAGAGAAGAGAAAAACAGAAGAAAAGAGAGATGAGTTAAACGAGTCCATACTAAATTATACTAAGAGATTAATTCCAATAGATAAAGACATTGTAGATATTGATGGATTGGAAGATCAAAAGTCTACTATAGAAATTGGTATTGCAAAGATAGTTGATTATATAGATACCAATTCTGGATCTATTAATCACGTTGATAAGAAAATAGAAGAGTTAAATGCTAAAACCATTGGCAGCAAACTAATCAAAGACATTAACTTAGAAGATTATAGTCAGAAGTTAAAAGATTTTGAGTTAGATACTAAACAATTAGGTAACAAACAATTAGAATTACGTCAAGCCAACACGCATCTACAGAACAGCAGAAAGAAAATGGTCAAGTTGGCCGAGCTTAAGTATGATCCTAATTGTAGTTTTTGTATGGACAACGTGTTTGTAAAGGATGCCATTGAAACTAAGAACTCCATAGAAGCAGAAGAGCTAGCCGTAAAAGATTTGGAAACTCAAGTAGAAACTTTAGAAGCCCAAATAAAAACAAACTCTAAAGCGGTAGAAATTAAAGCGACCAAAGATCAATACAACAAAGATTTACAAGAATTAGAGTCACAAAAGAATAGGTTAAACGCAGACGACAACAAGTTAAATAAGAAGTTAAATGATAGCAAGACTTTATTATCGACGATAGAATCAAAGATAACTGCACACAATCAACAAGAGCAAGCAATCGAAACCAATAAGCAACTTAACGAATCAATAGACAACGTTAAAGCCGATTTGAAAATTATTGAGAAGGACTTACAGACAAAAAACGATTCAATAGCGGATATTACTGCAAACAAAAGATTGGCAGAGAACTCCAAGATCAAGTACGAGAAAGCGATAGAGAAATTAAAGGACTTGGAAGCAAAATCAAAAGACTATCAATACTATTTACAAGCAGTTCACAGAGACGGTTTACCTCACAGACTAATTGCAAATACAATACCACAGATTGAGGACGAAATCAACAACATCTTGTCGCAATTGGTGGATTTTGCGGTAGTTTTACACGCTGACGATAAAAATATAAACGCATACATAGCTTATGATGAAGATAATTTTTGGCCTTTGGAACTTACTTCAGGCATGGAGAAGTTCGTTGCAAGTTTGGCTATCCGAACCTCTCTTATCAACGTATCCACTCTTCCTAGGCCAAATTTTGTGGCAATAGACGAAGGCTTTGGAGCGCTTGATCAGACTAACCTGAGCTCAATGGTCATGCTATTTGACTACCTTAAGACACAATTTAAGTTTATCATGATCATATCCCATATTGACTCTATGAGAGACGTGGTAGATCACCATATTGAGATCAACAAAGTCAATGGTAGATCCAAGATAGAACAAACAGCTTAGATATTTATTACCAAACTGTTCTCAAGTGATTAAAAACATCATTGCTATATATCCAGGCCGCTTTCAACCATTCGGTAGGCATCACGCAGAGTCATTTAAGTGGCTCGCTTCTAAATTCGGCAAAGACAAATCTTATATAGCTACCTCAGATGTAGTGAATCCTCCAAAAAGCCCGCTTAACTTCAAAGAAAAGCAAGAGATTATAAGCAAGTACGGACTTGGCAGCAATCTAGTTCAAGTAAAAAATCCGTACAAAGCAGAAGAGATCACTAAAAAGTATGACCCAAAGACTACAGCGATAGTTTTTATGGTTGGAGAGAAAGATATGAAGGAAGATCCTCGCTTTAAGATAGGCAAAAAGAAAGATGGCGGAGATTCTTATTTTCAGGAATATAAACCTGGAATGAAAATGCAAGGCTATATGGAACATGGCTATTTAATCGTTGCTCCTCACACTTCTTTTAAAATTACAGGATTCGGTGAGATGAGCGGTACTACTATTAGACAAGCTCTATCTTCAAAATCCACACCAGAACAATACAAAAAATTATTTACCGATATCTTTGGTTGGTACGATCCTAAAATAGCTGACATGTTGAAAAAAAAGTTCTCTCAATCTAATAGTCTAAAAGAATCTGTTAGCTTTGAGAAATCTCTTATATTAGAATATCTAGTTTACAATTTACTAAACGAAGGCGGAGCTGCTGGACACATGGCACACCCTTTCGATATTCCTTCTGTAAAAACAGGTAAAGATTTGCTAAGCGTATTCCAAAAAACTGGAGATTTTTTAGCAAAGAATCCCGTTCCAGTAAAGATAGACGGAGTAAACGCTTCTATTAGATTGGCTAAAGTAGACGGAAAGACTCAATTTGTAATGGATAGAGGTTCTAATAAGCCGTTAGACGTTAAAGGCATTACTACTAAAGACCTTAAAGACAGATTCGGCGAAGGACACGGTATGATTAGAATTGGTGGTAAGGTATTAGAGATATTCAACAAGGCATTACCTTCTATCAAAGGAGAATTACAAAAATTGGGAATGTTAAACGATCCCAATAAGATGTTTAATATAGAATACGTAGAAGGCAAATCAAACGTTCAAGAGTACGAGAGCAACTTCTTAGCAATACACAATATACTAGAGCTTGAAAGAGTGAGTCCTACTAAAAGAGTCACTAAAGAAACCTCTTACGATAGAAAAACATTGGCTGAGCTTATTAAGAAGATAAACCCAATCGCTAAAAAGTACGATTTTGAAGTAATGGGAGAAATTCCAGCCAAATTAAAAACAAAGCCTAACTTCTCATCAGCTCTTTCCAAAAATTACACAGTAGTTTTAACAAAAGGAAAGAAAGAAACCAAATCTTTAAACGAATGGTTGAACAAAGCTAAAAATACTAAAGGCCTAAAGTTAAAGCTAAAAGACGGAAAAACTGTTGATGCACTAAGCAAGCAGGTATTCATATGGATAATGGATGGAAAACCAGTCGATCAATTGGTCGCAGATATGAAAGATGCACAAATAGCCATCGATTCGTTTGTAATATACAATGCTACAATGTATTTAGGCGACGTGATACTAGACTCTTTGACCTCTCCATTGGGCGATGTTAAAGATCAAGAAGGAATTGTAGTTAGAGACAAAGCAGTTTACGATAAGCCATATAAAATAACTGGATCTTTTATATTAAGAGGTCTTCAAACCGCTTTTGGAAAATAATATGACGCCTAAAGAAAAAATAGCATTACTAAAAGATTTCGTGGAATACTGCGAAAACGCTTTAGATATAAAGAATCTGCCAAAAATAAAATTTGTTTTTGATAGACAGTGGGCTACTAACATGCACAGTTTTGGTAGGTACCGAAATGGAGAAAGAGACGTGACTGTTTACATGAGAAATAGAAACTTAGCAGATGTACTTAGAACTCTTGCACACGAACTAGTACACCACAAACAAAACGAGCTGGGAAAATTAAAGATCGATAGTGGTAAGGCTGGGTCAGATATAGAGAACGAAGCTAACGCAAAAGCTGGAATCCTAATGAGAGACTTCGGCCGAGATCGAGAGGAGATATACGAATCAGATAGCCTAAAACTAGGACACATACTCAAAGAAATAAAAAGAAAATAAGATGGAAAAATCAGTTTTGAAAAAAGAGTTTGGCAAGAAAGATGTTCAAAGAATGAGGAACATTATCTCTGGCAACACAGGAGCTGCTACGCAGACTCTTGCAGGTTGGGAAAAGAAATATATAGACCATACCGAAGGAGACGTTTGGGAAGAAGAGGGACGCACTTGGACTATAAAGAGCGGAATTAAGCAGAACGTTACCAAGCTAGACGGCATAAAAAAGATGGTGGTATTGCCAATAGCTTGTCCCAACTGTGGTAAGCACATGAAACTTACAGAAACCAATAAGAAGATGTACTCAATTCACAAAATGTGCTTGGAGTGCGTAGTTAATATGGAGGCCAAAATCAAATTGGACGGAAATTGGGAACAGTACGAGAAAGGCATCGTTAAAGCAAATGCCTTAGCGAATCTGGTTGACTTTGAAAAGGCGGTAGATTCCTGGTACGGAGAAAAAGACACATTTGTTTCTGAATCTGGGGAAATAGAAAGTTGGGGAGGCGGAGACAAGACAAAGATGTACGAAGAGATCAAGACTAGATTGCAAGAGATGAAAAACACCGATATTTATTAATAAAATTTTTATAAATGCCAGCGGTATCTAAAAAACAACAAAAATTCATGGGAATCGTTCACGGATTACAAAAAGGAACGGTTAAACCATCAGAGGTATCCAAAAAAGCACAAAACGTAGCAAAAGACATGAAACCAAAAGCAGCAACTGACTTCGCATCAACAAAACACAAAGGACTTCCTACTAAAGTTAAGAAAGAAAACGTAGACGGAGCAATAGACACTCTATATATGGTTAAAAAGCCTTTCGATGGCTGTAATGCTAGCTCTTTAGTAGCTCCATTAGACCCTTTACAAGGCGCACAAGATCAAGCAGATCAAGTTCATGGAGTATTTCCAGACCAAGATCGAGCAATGGCTATCGCTGAAACGCTTTACGAAGAGTATTGCACTAAGATGGAAGCTCTAGAAGAAAAGAAAGGCGCTGTAACAGGCAAGATCTCTTCTGCTATTGACTCTTTAGAGAAGAAAAGAAAAGAACACGTTGATATGGCGAAAGCTGATCCTAAGAACGCATCACAGCACAAAGACAAGATCGCTATGATAGCTACAAAGATCGACGATTTGATGAGTAAGCTTGAAAAAGTAGAAAGATCAAAGAAAGCAAAAGAAATTGACGCTAAAAAAGATAAAAAATAATGGAAGAAGTAGCAAAATTCATATCGAATCTATTAAATAGCCGTCAACAAGCTCACGTATATCATTGGCAAGCGGTTGGAGAAGGCTCTAACGCTGTTCACGAAGCATTAAACGAATACTACGATAAGATTGTTAAAAAAGTAGACGGATTGGTTGAGTCAATTCAAGGTCGTAACGGTATTATTAGAGGCTACAATCTAG